CAATACCCAGAGAACAGTGCTTTTCTGGGTACATCAAACCTAGCATCAGAAGAGTTGGGAGATGCCATACCTAAGAATCTCAGGAATCGTGTTTGTATTATTGAGATATCGGCTGATGCTAATGTATCGCTACAGTATGCTATCTCTATGAAGTGGGAGTCTGAGTTGATTGCAACTATGAGCTTTGTCAAAGATGAATTGTTTGCATCGCCTAGCGACTACGATCCCGGCGGTAAGTTCTCACACCTAGACATTGAGAAGAACCCTTACAAATCTACTCAAGCTCAAGCAGAACAGGAAGCTACCATGCGATCTCTTGAGCAAGCTAACCACGAGCTAAGAACATACAAGGCACAGACACTGATTGATGATGTACCCAACCCTGTGTATCAGGACTTGTATCTATTGGAGGTTGCACTCTATGGTTCAGTCGGTAGTCATTTTACTGAGCAGTTGGTTCAGACCATACGGCATGGTAAAGACATGGTATCTCTTGATGACATACGTAAAGACCCAGAGACAGCGAAAGTATCTACTG